CCGCCGGTGGCGACGAATCCGTTCTCGCCCGCCTCGGCGACACCGCCCATACACTCCACGTGGAGATATCCGAAGCCTACAACACTCTCGAACGTCTTTGCGACGCCCTCGGCGCGCCGCCACTGATCGAAGCCGGTACGGCGACGGCCCTGAAAGGCAACGGACCCATTAGTCCGGTAACGGTTGCCAAAGAACACTATCGTTACTGAGAAGGACCAAGCGGCGCGCGCCAGCGCACCCGCAGCGAAGCCCGCGCCCTCAACGACCTGGTGCTGGCGATCCAGACCACCGGCCTGCTGCAACCGATCGGACTCTGGCGCGACGCGGACGAGGTCCACCACCTTGTGTGGGGTGGTCGCAGACTGGCTGCCGTGCAAAAGCTCGCCGCCGAAGGCACCGCAATCCGGGCCGGCAGCGGCGAGCCGGTCCCCCTCGGCGACATCCCGTACCTTCTCTTCGACCCTTCCTCCTCGGAGATCGAGCGCCGCGAGGCGGAGCTTGCCGAGAACACTGCCCGTGAGGACCTGTCGTGGCAGGAACGCTCCGCCGCTCTCGCCGAGATCCACCTCCTTCGCGTCGACGCCAACCCCAAGCAGACCGTGACCGAGACGGCGCGCGAGATCACCGCCGCTCAACCACCCACCGCAACCGGTTCCGTCTCCACGAACCGTCAGAACATCATGAAGTCTCTCATCGTGAAGGACCGCATGAGCGACCCCGATGTCGCCAAGGCGAAAGGACTCGACGCGGCCTTTCAGGTCGTGCAGCGCAAGGATGCCCAGGCCGCCGAGGCCGAACTCGTCAAGCGCCGCATGGCGGCTTCGCCGGCGCGCGAAGCCGCCACACCTTCCCCGGAGCCGATCACCTTCCACAACGCCGACTGGCGCGAGGTACTTCCGGCCTTGCCCCCGGTCGATCTCTTCCTATGCGACCCCCCGTTCGGAATCAACATCGACGATCGCTCACCGGAGCGAGCCCGTCAGACCAACGTTCATCGCTATGACGACTCCCCCGAAACCATCCTCCCGATGCTGCAAGACTTCCTCCTTGCTTCCTTCAAGGCAGCGAAGCAGCGCGCCAACCTTTTCCTGTTTTGCGACATTGACCACTTTGTGTGGCTCCGCGATGCTGCATCCCGCCAAGGCTGGTCGCCCTTCCGCACGCCGGTTGTGTGGGACAAGCTGACGCCCGGCATCGGCCCGTGGCACTCCGAGGGCTTCCAACGCCGTTACGAGTTGCTCCTCTTCGCCACAAAGGGCGCGGCCGGTCTCCGCGCACCGATGCCCGACATCCTTCAACACAAACGCGTCGAGACGAAGTACCGCGTCCACGGCGCGCAGAAACCAACTTCGCTCCTCGAGTCGTTGATCGACTCCACAACCCTTCCCGGCGACCTTGTCGTGGATCCCTTCGCCGGCAGCGGCTCGACCCTCGTTGCCGCTCGCAATCGCAGCCGGCGCGCCGTCGGCATCGAACTCGACCCGGAGTCATACAATGCAGGACTCAGCAACGTCTTCGGCACCGGCGGCACTGGCCTCTTCGAGGACTTCAACTAACGGAGCCCGCCATGCGCACTCTCCGTACACGCTCGCAGCATCTAGTCATAACGGAACTTGAAACGCTTCTTCGCGAATATCCACTGCGCCGTATTGACTTATCTGTTGCTTCGGGCGTCAGCGAAGATGCCATTCGCTATTGGTTGCGCGGCCTTCGTTCACCATCAATAGACAATCTCTGCGCAGTATTGGAAGTCCTCGGCTATCGTCTCCGCATTGAAAGGATCCCCGAAGAATGACCTCCGGCATCGCGAAGGGCGAATCCCTTCAGGACACAGCTTCGCTTTGGTGGGCCACCTCTGGCCCACCCGACGCAGCCGTTGTAATCGTCGGCGAAGCTTGGGGCTCCGAAGAGCGCGCCCGAGGCGGTCGGCCCTTCGTCGGCCAGTCCGGCGCGGAACTCGACCGCATCCTCGCTGACGGTGGTCTTCGCCGTGACGACATCCTCTGCCTCAACCTCCACAACGGCCAACCGGAAGGAAACGATCTTGGCTCCCTCTTCGAACCCGGCGCAGCAACCCTCGCGGGTCTCCGTCCCGGCCCCACCATGCTCGCTGGTCTGGAACGCGTCAACCGCCAGTTGGATGCACACCCACGCCGTCTTATCATTGCCGCCGGGAATTACCCTCTCTGGGCACTTACCAACGTGGCAGGAACCGGAACCGATAAGGGGCGTCGGTTCCCGACCGGGATCACCTCCCTCCGTGGAAGCCAAGAGTTCCGCGTGCGACATTCGATTTCTGACCGCACTTCGAGCACAACACCGGCCCTCCCGATCATTCACCCTGCGGCGATCCTTCGTCAGTGGCACCTCCGTCCTCTTACCGTTCACGACCTTCGGACTCGTGTTCCTCTTGTGCTCGGCGGGCCTGGCTGGAATCGTCCTGTTCCTTACCGCTTTGATTCCCAGCCGTCTTTTACGCGTCTGGTGGGGCAGCTCTCTGTTTGGCTTCATTCTCGCAAGGAACTTTGGCTGAGCGCCGACATCGAAACGAAAGCGAACAGCATCATCACCTGCCTCGGCATCGCGGATAGTGCCGACTACGCGCTCTGTGTACCCTTCGTCCGTCTCGGCGAAAAACGCGAGGTGCTTTCGTACTGGTCCCGTTCCGAAGAGACCGCAATCTTGAAGCTTCTCGACGCACTGTTCCGGGCACCGCACATTCGGTGGATCGGGCAGAACTTCCTCTACGACTACCAGTACATCCACCAAGAGTGGGGCACGGTGCCCCGCATCGCTCACGACACCCTGATTGCGCAGAACCTCCTCTTTCCCGGTACTCCGAAAGACCTCGGGCACCTGTCGTCGTTGTACTGCGCCCACCATCGTTATTGGAAAGACGACTCGCGGGAGTGGGCGTCGACCGGAACCCTCGAACAACACCTCCTCTACAACTGTGAGGATGCCGCTCGCACTTGGGAGATCGCCGCACGTCAGCGAGAGGTACTCGACCAAACCGGCCTCTCTCGCCACTGGCCCTTCGAGCTTTTCAAGTTCAACCTTGCGTGGCGGATGCAGCGCCGGGGCGTGCGCCGTGACCCGAAGGCAACCGCCCGAGTCGGCGCGCAGATTATTGAACGAAAGCTCGAAGTCGACCGCCAGCTGATGCAGATCATTCCCCAAGCGACCCTCGCCGAGAGCGGCATCAAGAGCAAGAAGCTTTGGATCTCGTCTCCGAAGCAACAAATGTGGGTCCTCTACGACGTATGGGGCCTCGCAACGCAGCGCGACAAGAAGTCGAAACGCCCCTCTCTCGGCAAGGTCGCAATGCAAACCCTCCGTGACCGTTACCCTCGCCTGAAGCCGTTCTTCGAACTGCTGGCGGAGAGCCGCTCCCTTGGGGTGATCTACTCCAACACCATTCAATCGAAGAGCGAGCCCTCCGATGGCCGTGTACGGGGTTCCTTCAACCCTGCCGGGACGGAGACCTTTCGTTGGTCCTCTTCGAAGAACGGCTTTAACCGTGGGATGAACATGCAGAACATCCCCGCGGGCGGAGACGACTGGGTTGACACCAGTGTGGAGGAGGCAGCGTGACGATCTCTAAGCCCGCAATCCGCTCCCTCATTGTTCCTGACCCTGGCTACACAATCATCGACGCGGACCTTGGCGGCGCCGAAGACGAGATGCTCCTCACAGCGTTCCGTCAGGGCCTCGATGTGCACTCCATGAACGCCGAGATGGTTTTCGGTCCTCGGTGGAGCGCCGCCAAGGGGACCGCGAAAAGCGGAGAGCGCGGCCACCTGCGCCAGCAAACGAAGCAAGCCGTTCACGCCACCAATTACGGCGCGCACGCCCGCACGGTCGCCTCGACCCTCGGTTGGACCACTCACGAAGCCGAAACCTTTCAACGAAAGTGGTTCGCTCTCCACCCCGGGATCCGCAACTGGCACACTCGAGTCGCCGCGGACCTACGCGCCTCGCGGACTGCGAGCAACCGCTTCGGTTACCGGATTATCTACTTTGACCGCATCGACGCCCTGCTGCCGGAAGCCCTCGCATGGATACCGCAGTCGACCGTTGCACTAACGACCTTCTACGGTGCGAAGCGCGTCGACGAGGCTCTCAACAACGGCCCCGCCGGTGAGCAGGTGGAGTGGCTCCTCCAGGTCCACGACTCCTTGGTGTTTCAGATTCGCACTCCGGAGGTGCCGCGCCTTCTCCCCCAAGTCGCCTCACTCCTTCGGGTTCCGATCCCGTACCCGTCACCATTAACCATCCCGTGGAAGATTGCCCTCTCCACGCAAAGCTGGCACGACTGCAAAGAGTGGGCAGAACCTCGAAAGGCCGCATAAACGATGACTCTTATTCCCGTCCTCGCCATCGGAGACAAAGCATTGGAAGACATTGATCGCACCCTTGAAAACGCCGTCGAGGAAGCAACCCGCGCGCCTCGCCGGTTTCCCGTCTACGTCGCCTCAACGATGCACCATCGGGGAATGTGGAAGCACTACCGCCGCCTTTGGGCTTCGCAAGGTGTCCGCATTGTCTCCAGTTGGATCGACTGCGGCGACGACCACGATCGCCAGTCGCCTCTCCACTACGGCGGCGCGTGGATCTCCAACGTCCGCGAGATCACCGAGGCGAAGGCTCTCCTGTGCTTCGGCTCCGGAAAGGACATTCTCCGCGGCGCACTTGTCGAAGCCGGCGTCGCTATCGGCCAACACAAACCGGTCATTATCATCGACGTCGTTGATCCGATTCCGGGACACCCACGCTGGGGAACCTGGCAGTACCATCCCCTTGTGCACTACGCCGCGTCCCCGGAAGACGCTCTCTCCATCCTCCGCACGTGGAATTCCCTCGGAGCCCGGCCATGAAGTGGTTTCAACGATCTGCCTTCCACAAGCAAACCTACGCCGAGCGCTATCCCGAAACCTGGGCGCGCCTTCGGGCACTCCCGATCGGTATCGGACCCGAGACGGGAATGCACGACACCGTGCTTATCCTGCTCGACCACATCGATGCCTGCTACCAGCGCATCGAACACTTAGAGCTTGAAAAAGACTTCAACTAACGGGGGACGCTCTTCGTGGCACGCCACCATCCGAATTGGCTCGAAGCCTATCGTCAGTACACCTCCGCGACCGAAGCACCGGAAGACTTCCACTTTTGGACCGGCGTCGCAACCATCGCCGGCGCGCTTCGTCGCTGTGTGTGGATTGACGAGAAGGTCTTCCTGTGGACGCCGAACTTTTACATTGTCCTCGTCGGTCCTCCTGGCGTTGCTACGAAGAGCACCACCCTCGACCTTGGAATGCGGCTACTCGAAGCTGTTCCGGAGATCGCTTTCGGTCCACCCTCCGCGACCTGGCAAGCCCTGACGCAAACCCTTGCTGAGGCGAAGATGACCGTTCAGTGGTCGGACAGCGACGGAGAGATTCACCAATCCGCCGCTTGCCCGATCACGGTTGCCGCGCCGGAACTTGGCACCTTCCTCAAGATCGGCGCGGAAGGCTTCATCGACGTCCTGACGGACCTTTGGGACGGCAAGCACTCAACCCGAGCCTGGACCCACAAGACAAAAACCACCGGCGAGGTGAACATCGAGAGCCCGTGGATTAACCTCCTCGGGTGCACTACGCCGTCATGGATACAGGAAAATGTTCGCCAAGATATGATCGGCGGCGGCTTCTTCTCCCGCGTGCTGTTCGTTTACGGCTCACAGAAGCGAATGCTAATCCCATACCCCTCAATGGCGGTCAAAGCCGCCGACTTCGATCGCCTCCGCGGCACGCTCATTGCCGACCTAACCGACATCTCTCAAATGCGCGGGCCTTTCACCTTTACCCCGGAGGCTCGAGAATGGGGCATCGAGTGGTACTTTCAGCACTGGTCGAAAATCCCTTCCCATATGGTCTCTTCGCGGTACGAAGGTTACCGGGCGCGGAAGCAGACCCACATCCACAAGCTCGCAATGATCCTCTCCGCCGCGGAGCGGTCCGACCGCGTCATTGAACCCCACCATTTGATCGAAGCCGAGCGCTTCCTCAACCGCGCCGAGAGTGCAATGCAATTCGTTTACGAAAGCGTCGGCGTCGTGGACGAGGCGAAGCGGATCCGAGAGATCGTGACGCTGTTGACGAACTACTCCACCACCTACCCTGACGGGATTGTGGCAAACGAGCTGTTCAAGCTCCTTCAAAAGAACATGTCACAGAAAGAATTTAAGGATGCCGTCGCCTCCGGCATCGAGGCGCGCGCTTTCACTCACGTGGCGATTCCGACGGCGCAAGGCGTCAAGTGGGGGCTGCAATTGGCGGCCGAGTAAAGGGGGCAGTGTCAGCCTCCGACACTGCCCCTTTAACCCTCCACCGTTCACCGCCCAACCGTGACCCCGCGCACACTCTCGACCGCGGGGTCCTGTACGTAAAGCCGCCGCACATCCTCCGCAATCGGCCGGTCGGCCCGGCGCGCTGGGATATTGCGCTCGTAGAGTATTCGACCGCGCTCTCTCGCGCGCACCGATTGCTGCGCCATCTGCGCCGTGATCGCTTTCGACCGGAAGGGCTTCGGCAGCGTTTGGTTGAAGTGCTTGATCCCTTCCACGACCAGATCGACCTCCGTCTTGTCGCCCGTGCGAACCGCTTCCGCAAGCTGCCGCAACAGGATCTGCTGCCGCAAGTACCAGAACTCCGTCACCTCCCGCACCTCACGATCCGCCGCCCACTCCTGGGTGAGCCGCGTCGGGTTCGCACCAATGCCGAACGAGAGCACCTCGAGCATCTGCTCCGTATCCCGCACATCGAAGGTGAGAATCGCCCTCCCATCAGGACCTTCAAGCCGTCCCGTCTGAAGCGCATGAAATGCCTTCGGCATATTCCGGAACGCTGCCGGCACAAGGCGGAGCCAGTTGTCTTGCTCCCGCACATCCGTCAACGTCTTATAGACCGCAAACCCGAGCCCAAACGCCGCACCAGACGCTCTCTCCGTCGCCCGCGCAATGCTCGCATTAACGTCCGTCGTTGGTTGAAGAACCGACAATGGCACCGGGCTGATTTGCCCCATCGACACCCGTCCCGAGAGGTCAATATTCGGCATCTTCTGCAGGAACTCGAACCCGGTCAAGTCCCCGGCAACCGACATCAACCCCGGCAACCCGAACCCGTGACTCGCCGTGCCATGCATGATCCAATCGGGATCAATATCCGCGTAGTCGACAATGAGCTGCCGCGCTTCCCTCTCGAGATCGAAGTCCTTCCCGAACAACCGATAAGCGAGCGCCTTCAGGATGTCGGAAATGTCCTCCATCCCAGGCTGGGCCATCATTCCACCCATCAACCCCAGCGCCAGCATCGACCGAGTGGCGGCGTTCTTATTATTCCACAGGATCCAAAGCTGGTTCTGCAAGAACGCCTTGAACTGAAAGAGCGTCCCCGCCTTCCCTCGCATGAACCGCGGTCGCGCCCACCGGGAGTAGATCCCCTGCGAAGACTGCACCACTCTCCCAGCGACGATCGTCGCCGCAGCTTCGACTGGGTTCCATCCTTCGCGGATCAGCCGCTGGAACTGCTCTGTGTTACTCGCGATGGCTTCCTTGACGTAATTCGCCTGCGGGTATTGCATTGCGAGGTCGAACGCCGCATCCGCAGTCACATATCGGATACCCTTCTCCGTCGTGGAAAAGAGCCAGCTTCCCTTCTCCGACATCCAGTGAATGCCCTGGGAAGCACGGTTGGCTGCATTCTGCGCGAACCGTTGATCGTACCCAGGGAACCGCGCGAGGAGGTTCCGCCCTTCCGCCACACCTGCGAGGTTCGCCGAGAAGCTTTCATCGATAATACCCTCCTCGATAAGCTTCTGCCGCATTCGCTGCTTGGCCGCACTTGCCTCCGTCTTTGCCTCCCGGAACGACCGCGCAAACTGCCCACCCGCACGACCGAGCGCGCTCATCGCTGCCCGGTCTCCGAACGCCGCACCGAGGATCGGATACGACCCCGTCACAATGCTGCTAAGGTTGATGAACGCAGAGATCGGATTGAAGCCCATCGCAACGAAGAACGACGCCGCCTTCAGCCTCCAGAAATCCGGCTTCGGGTCGAGCCAATGCTGGAAGTGGTTCGCCATAAAGTTCCCGATACGGGCGCGATTGTTGCCGCGGCTTGGTCCTTCGCCCTCGTCGGGCATAATCCGAGCTTCTTCCTGCACCTGCTTCGCATATCCACGAAGCTCATCCCCATACTTTGCGCGCGCCATCCAATTCGCCGCGTGCATGAAGTACGCCGCATAAGCTCGCGTGTAGTCTTTCGAATACCCGCCAATGTTCTTCCGCCTCTGAAGGCGATGCGTGAAGGACTGCCCCGGCGACTGCGCGTAGGCGAGGTCCCGTAGGAACTCCTTCTGCGTGGGCGACAGGTCGACCTCTTTCGCGACCAACTCCAACAACGGTTGCGGGAGGCCCATCATCGGGAACGTGTCTTCCGCGAGCACACTCGTGGCGACCTCGAACGCGGGCTGCGGGAAGAGCTGCGCCAACTCCCGCGCCGTCGCACGCTGCGCCTTCTCTGACTCGTCCATGTAGACGTGAAGCCGTGAGCGCTGCCGGTTCTTATCAAACGCCCAAACCGTCGTAACCCACTTCCCGAACCGCATCTGCGGCGCGTAGGGCTTCTCTCTTAGAAGCGCCATCTTCGCATCGAGTTCCGCCAGCGCCTTCGCCGCCGCCGCTAGGTCGACCGCGCCACCCGGTCGCCGCATGTCCTTCTCGATTTTGGCTTTCTGCAACGCTTCCAATTCGTTAAGGAAGTTCGCGTAATCCTGCCGCTCTTGCATAAACACCGCACGGGCATGGTCGTCGAAACCATGCTTTGCGAAGATCGCTTCCAACTCCGCATCCGTTGGAAGGCGAGTGACGCCCTTCTTCGCCTCCACCGGCGACAGGTAGCGCATCTGCACATAGTCGTCCGTCGCGTTGTGGTAGGCGTCGAGGTTCTTCAGCTTCGCGTGCTTCTGCGCCGTTTGGATTGCCGGGTTGATGAACTTGGAGACCTTGAAGTTCTCCGCGAGCGAAAGCGTCTCCTTATAAAGCTGCAACCCGCGAATGTGCAGGTTATCCTCTGCGAGCTGGTAGATCGAGAGCCCCCATTCGCGGATCTTTGAAATGCGATCCGCCATCGCGGCGAGGCCTTCAAGCTCGCGGATGCTCTTCTTGACTCCGCGACGATGTGTGGCGTTCTCCTCTCGCCCGAAGAGCTTCAAAATCACTTCCCGACTCGGTGCAGTCTCCGGTCCCTGTGGGAACGCCTCGACGTACTCCGCACCCATCGCCTTCAGCGCTCGCGTGTTAGCGGCGCGCGTTTTGCGCTCGATGTTGTCATAGACGGAACCGAAAACCTCCGGCGTCATCTCCTCAAGGAACTTGTCCAGGTAGGTGTTCACCGCGCGGGACGGTTCGAACCTCAGCCCCGTCGCCCGGTAGAGCCGCTCGAGCAGCCTCCGCAGCTGCGACCCGAGGCTCTTGAAGAACCGATCAACGACCGTCAGCGGGCGCTCCTGCGTGGTGGCCCACCGTGCGACCTGCTGAGCGAACCATTCCGTATACGAGGTCCAATAAGCGTTGTAACCCGCGTCGCCGCGAAGCACTCCCGCGCGGTTGATCGACTCGAACTGGTTAAGAATGCCAGTTGTCGTCTCCCGCGACGGGGTGATCTGCCGATGCTGGCGCTGCAGCCGCTGCTCCTGCGCCACCCCTGCTTTCCACGTCGCGTAATCGGACAAGATCGCGAGCTGCGTCTTGAGGTCCGCGCGCTGCAACCGGTCGAACATCACAATGTGCCCGACCTCGTGCATGATCGTGGCCCACATGTCGTTGATGTTCCTGAAATTCTTCGGAACAACTTCGATATCATACTGCGTCTTGAGGCCATCCTTTCCGTGGTAGTACGCCCACCCCCACGCATTCGTCTGATCGCTCCGCCCAAAGACGATCTTCTTGCTCAGCCGGAACTGATCCACGAACTGCTGTGCGACGCCGAACATTCTCTTTAGCGTCGCATTGATATCATCATCGGTCATCTTCTGCGGAAGATACTGTTGCATCTTCAGGTCAGCACCAGGCACAGAGCCCCAACCCTGCGGGTACGACGGCGCTACCGTCGCCGTCGTGAGCGGCTTCGCACCCCTTAGAAAGTCAGGAATCTTAATACGACGCATTTCGTTCCGCGTACCGAACAACACATCGACCTTGGCGTCGTCCGGCATTCCATACCCACCCAAACGACGAATATGTGCGGCAACCTCAAGTATACGCGGATCACCTTCCGTAAAGACCAGCGCATCATAGCCATCGTCGAGCGCGCGCTGAACAAGCGGCTCCACTTCAAGCCCAATCGGCACGCCTGGCTCTACCACCAGAACATTATTACCCTCAAGATCCCTTCCTTCCGAGAGCTTCATTTCAAACCTAGTACCGTCCGGCATCTCCGCCCACAGCGACTCCACCATCGACGGTGGCATCGGCGCGTTCGGGTCGCCCTTCTTCACCCTCGCCAGCGGCGCGCTGATGGTCTCGAGAATCTGATCGAGCATAAACGGCGTCGGTCGCCCGTTGTTCTGGTCCGACTGAAACTGCCGCCGTAGCCGGTAAAGAAGCCTCTTCCCGATCTGCGTGTTCTGGTATGAATCCAGGTCAAGAACATTCAGCCAGTCCGCCGCCGACTGAACGTCGTTGTTGATCGCCCGCGTGTGCTCGATCGCATCCTGCGCCATGCCCGCCGCGGCGACCACTTCCGGGTCGCTCATATCGAGATCGAACACATTGTCCGTAAGCTGGACCTGGCCCGTCGCCGGATCGAACACCGCGCCGAGCGGGGGCGGCCGCTGCTCTCCACCCGGCTGCCGCGATGTGGCTCTCGGACCCGTAACCGCTCGTACGCCCGCGATCACCGAAGGTGCTGCGATCGCCGGCGCTTCCGTGATCACACCCGCAATCGCCTCGTCGAGAATCGCACCGGGATCATCGATCGTCCCGCCGCCTGCGAGCTGTCCACCGGTTTCCTGCATGGCACCACCGACTGCGCCAACGCCCGCGCCGACCGCACCGACCCCGGTCTTTTGCAGCACCGTCCGCGACCCACCCGCCACTGCCGGCTTGAAGGTGCTCGCCGCAACAGTATTGCCAACCTTACCGGTCAAGGCCGAAAGAATGCCGACTGCGCCCGCCCGTCGCGCTGCGTACCAAAACGCCGGCTCAAACTGCGCAGGGTCGTTGAGAGCCTTCTCGAGGTCATCCGGATTGGTAACATCAACCCCTTGCTGCTGGAGGCGCTCCATGAAAGTGCGGCTCATATCCTGGAGACCAGCACCGGCACCGAACCCTGTCAGCGCGCCACCAACTGCGCCAACCGGACCACCCGCAGCACCGACACCCGCACCAGCCGCTGCACCACCGACACCGTAAACCACTCCCTCTGCAAGCTGCGACGGAATCCCACCAATGAGGTTTCCGAAATACTCCGCCGACCACTCTTCGACTGCAGGATCGACCGGCGGCAGTGACTTGAGGTTTCGCTGCATCGCAGCCTGCTCTTCCGCGAACTTCCGCTTATCCATCGTCCCGAGAGGAACCCCAAGCAAATCCAGCGACGACGCCGCACTCGGCGAAAGCCGTTCCCGCTCCGCCGATGCCCTGAGAGCGTTCCAGAAACCTTTCCCCTTCTCCGGGTCCCGCTGCGGTGCACCGACCGGACCTGACGGCACACCCCCGCCAGGCGGAACCGCAGCCGCAGCACTATCGGGAGGGATCGCATCGAACACATTCCGTGGCGACGGACGCGGCGTCGGCGGATCAGCCGGAACCGTGTCGAATACATTCACTGGCCGCGGAGGCGGAGTCGGCACCATCGCAGGTGCAGGCGCCGAAGCCGGAATGCTATCGAACACGTTGCTCATTACTTACGTTCCCAGGTACTGTTGAGCGGCGCCCGCTCCGTACTTCGCATCAAAGTCTGCCGCAGCGCCGGGGTTCTGTCGCAAGTAATCGATGTGGCTTTGGGGAGGAGCGACCGCCTGCGCTCCACCGGGCGTTGCCCCCGGAATTGCTTCCGCAAGCGACGGCGTTCGACTAGAACCAGGAAGCGAAGGTGCCGCTGCGTTCTGTTGTTCATATATTGAAGCAAGAGTTTCCATATCTGGTAATTCGTCCCCAGGGAAGAGCTGTTGCTTTTCTCTTGCGACCCAATTACGAAAGTCTTCCAACTCTCCACGATCCAGTTGAATTCGTTGGTAGGCCGTCAAACCGTCGGTGGCCCCTTGTCTGCTTGCGTTGAGCATCGACGCCTGCGCAGAGAGCGACCGTGCATCCGCTTCCTGTTGTGCGAGCGTGTTCTGAAGAGTGCGCTGCTCCTGTTCTTGCTGCCCCGTAACGACGCGGTCTCGAGCCTCCATTCCCGAACCGATCGCACTTCCAACATGCCCCGCCATCGTCTGCCCGACTCCCGTCGGCTGAAGGAGCGCGATGCCCGCCTGTACGAGCATCGCCCGGTTCTCCGGCTGTGCGACCCACGCCTTCCACGCGCCAGGCTGCCCCACCTGCGGCAGCAACGAAAGCCCTTGCCCTTGCGGAGCCGGTGCCGGAGCCGGCGGAGCAGCCATCACATTGCTCATTTCTACCTCCGTCCGACTGTGTTAGCGAGGGTGATCGCATTCGTGCTCGGCGCGGCGACTCCGAGTGCGCCGCGAATCAGCTCGTCCAACGTCGGCCCCTCGATCGACCGCGGCGACGGCACTCCTGGCGTTCCGAGTTGCGGAGCTTGGGGCGGAGCCGGAGCCTGCACTCCACTCAGAATCTTCGCAAGGTCCGGCGCGCCTTCAGGCGGTGCATTTCCCGCAGCCACCACACCGGGATCCTGCCCCGGCACAAGGTCGATTGTTGGCGATGGAACCATCGGACTACTCAACCCTGGCTGAGGTGGAGTCGCCGTAGGATCTTCATCGTAGTGATGCCCTTCCGAACCAATAAGAGCCTCTCCGAGCCCCGACTCCGCTGCAGCCGCAGCATCCGGTGTCGGCATTCCTGCACCATCAAATACATCGGCAGCTCCTTCAGGATTCGACACTACTGCTGCCGCCAATTGTGTTGGATTAAGTCCTAAGCCTCCCGCGACCATAAGCAATGCTTTTTGAACGGCAGCCTGCATTGCTTCCGCGGGATACAAAGGAGCGGTTGTACGAATATTCTCCGGAGCCGGATTTGGAATATCGGACAAACTTGGAAGTGAATCCCGTAGATCTCTCGCAGAAAGCGAAGGCTCTCGCGTAGACCACATACCACCGCTGCTCATTGCTCCGTTCTCCTTAAACGAGGCTCAGCGCGCCGCCAGCAGCCGCACCGCCGAGCACACCAAGCTGCCCCAGTCCCGGCACCAGCGCCGCGCCGAGACTTGCGCCGCCAAGCATTCCCGAAAGCGGGTTCGTCGCTGGCATTTGCGTCGTCGTGGTGCCACCTCCGCCAGGAGTCGCACCGGCGAGCCCAGTCAGCGCCTGCGCGCTCATCAACGGACTCATCTGCTGGAACAGCTTCCGGTAAACGTCCTCGTTGATCTTTTCCTGTTGCTGCGCCTTCTGAACATCGCCGACGCCGCTCTGAGTCAATCCCGGAGCAAGCTGCGCCTGTTGTGTCTCCGGCAGCAATCCGAGCGCATTCAGCCTCGCATTGAGGTTGTTCGAATACAGCGAAGAGAGCGCATTCTGCCGCGTCCCGTAGGCGGAAGTGGATGCACCTAATTGGTCCCCGTAAGCTTGCGACATCGCTCCGAGACCGGCCTGGTAGCCTTGGTTCGCCACTCCCGCGGCCGTGTCACCGACCGCCTGTGCCGCACGTCCAGTCGCCAGTCCTTCCGCAATTCCCTGCCGAGAGCTGCCATAGTTCCCCGTCGTGTATGCACCGCTCCGAACCGCCGGCAGCGCCGACTCCAGGAGTTGGTTCGTGATCGGCCGCGTCGCCGCATCGATCGCACCTTGGAGCGCAGGGTTCGTCTCCGGAAACAGAACCTTATTCAGCAGAAAATCGGTTGCGTCTGCGTTGGGGTCTTGCCACTGCTCGACGACATTCTCACTTCCCGTGGGGTTCCCGCTGAGAATATCCGTACTCGCCGCCGCGCCCGCATCCGCGAGCTGTTGCTGCGCCGGAATCGCTCCAAGCGCCGCGTTCTGCCCCGCCGTCTGGTTCGGCTTCTTAGGAAGCTGCACCCCTTTTGGCTGAGTCTTCTTGACGTACTTCTCGACATACGGCTCCGTCGCCCCGAGAAGGTTCTTTTGCAGCTTCGAAAGGTTAACCTTCGACTGCACTTTCTGCTGCTTTGATCCCTTTGCCACAACCGGGCTCCTTTCAGTGAACCTGCGCCGGGACGACGCGCTGCACGAGGGTCATTTCCCGTACGGTGAAGCCCGCACTCCGAAAAAGCTGCACAATTCCCATCCGCGTCGCAACGATCTCGATTTCCCCGCACCCACGATCCACGCACGCTGTTCGAAGCGTCTCGAGAATCATCGGCCAGTTCTCCACAAGCCCTTCACCGAGCCCAATCATAACCTGAAAGGTTCTCACCGCCGGCCGATCCAGCACACACGTCACGAAGAAACACTTCCCCTCCGCGCCTTCACCGAGCATCCAAACCTGAAACTCCTCCGCGAGCACGCTATCGCGAATGTCCTCTTTCGTCGTGGTCTCCCACAACTCCGGGTAAGCGTCAAGCGCATTCGCAATATCTGGCCAAAGGCGCGCGGCCGAATCCGTGTCAAGCTGAACGAGGAACATCTTTATCATACCCCTGCGAATATCATATAGTTAAGAACGATGGTCGGCTGGACGTTGTTATGCGAGTTGCCGCTGCCCGCGTTCCCGGTGCCGGTGGACGAACCGGAAGTAGCGACTGCATTCGTGTAGCCGCCTCGGAAACGAGCGCCGGGGTTCGCTTCAACCGGCGTGCCGCTGACGCCCTCGGGCAGGGGATGGCTGTGGGCAGGGAGTTGAGCGAGTGTGAGTGTATGGCTTTCGGAGCCACCCGCCGCCCCGAGATTGTCGCCATTGATTGGCGACGTGAGCCTGTTGGCGGAGGTGCCGCCCATGTCGTCCTTGCCAGCGATAGCGCGCCCGCGAAGGTCAGGAATACCGAATGTGGTCGAGCCGTCACCGACACCGTAGGTTGTGCCGATGGCCGTGAAAAGCGCGGCGTAGGTAGTGCGAGAGACGTTCTGTCCGAAGCAAAAGAGCCAGCCCGTGGGGGCCGATGTACCCGCGTAAGGCGTCACAGTGCCCACCGGCATCAACATCGCCGCATGATACCCATCCAGCGTATCGGCATCGAGGCCGGAGCCGGGGCCATCAACCGTTAACAATAACGCAAGTACATCAGCCGCCTCGAGCGACGCCTTGGTCCATGCACTTCCACTGTAGACGTAAACACCTGCACCTTGTCCTGGGTTCCAATCCGTACCGTCCGCATAGACGACTTGCCCTTCTCGCGGCTTCCCTGGTTCCTCGTATAGAATCGTATAACGGGACTCTGACGGTTCATTCAACCGCCGCGTGTTCGCATCAAACTCTCGCCGTACCCAGTCCAGAATCGCCAATCCCTCCGGAGTCTTAACCTCCGAAGGCATTGTGTTGACGGCGCTGAAACCGGCAGAGCGAAACGACTTCATCAGAACCGCCCAGTCTGTGCAAGTTCCATCGTGTAGCCGTGGAGGAGCCAATCATCAGCCCGCGAAGAGGAGAACCGCACTCCCACCGCGAACCCATCCACCGTCAGATCAACATACCGCTGCCCGCTTTGAGGGTCAAAAACAATCGGTGTACCCCAATCCACGACCCCGTCCGGAGTCTCTTGTCCGCCCACCTCGACATCGATCGGCCCACCGAGAAGCTTCGGCCAAACGCGCCGGATCATTTTCCGCTTCTTGAAATCTACAATCGGCTCCCGCATCCGCGTCCGTCCCACAAGAGCAAGACCTTGCCGCTCCACCACCGAAAGAAACGTCGCCCCATCCCGCAGCGCCGCGGTGTCGAGAACCGCGAACCGATTTCCACTCGTGGAGACACCAATCGGCCGCCGGAGGTCGCTTGTGTTCCACGCTCCATAAGCGTCGTCCCAGTCGCCGACTTCATCCTCCCAAGCAATATCACTTACATCGGTGATGTCGCCAAGTGCCGTCCACGGAAACGGGTAATCGGCCTCGTAGAGAACGCCGCGCTCACCGCCGGCTCCATAGGACCAAATCAGCGCACTGTCCACAACCGACGAGCCTTGACTAACGTAGCAAAACCACATCTCCCGCTGCCGTGGATTTGCAAAAACGTAATTGAGGTGTCGATACTCACCGTTGATCTGGTTGAAGAGATACGACCGAAACCGTCTGTCAAGAACCGAGACTGGCGCACTGGTCGCATCGTGGATGAGGATGTCGTCTTCCGTTACCACGAAGTGATATGCGCCATCCCCTGTCGCCTGCACGCACTCCCGGTTCATCACCCCCGCACTAGAGAGGAACTGGTCGAACTGCATAATCTGCTGCCCGCCAATGACTCGCATCAGCCATGTCGAGCGCTCCTTGTAGATCACAAACGCGCCACGAAGCGGCCGCCCATCCACAATCCCCCCACTCTCCGTATCAACGAGGTCGATCTCCCCCGCGTCCCGCGTCACATCGGTAATATCCCACGACGCCGGGAGGGTGCCCGGATCAGCGGGATGCGACCACCGGACAAGGTGCGGACGATTAGTGCCGCTCACCGAGAGGTTCATCGCAACTAGGAACGGTCCAAAAGCGCGAATCACCCGACACGATGTGCTCGCAGGCCAATCCGGCAGGTCCTGAAAGTTGTTCGCGGGATTAAGGTCCCACGACTGCGGATCGTCGGTTCCATTGTTGAGAATCGGAATCGACCCCAGTTGCGTCGCTTGCCAATACGACGCACTGTACGCCGCACCGCTGAGATCGGTCAACGCTGGCGCGTCGTCGATAAGCTGCAACGCCGTTGCCGTTCCGTAAACCCACCAAAGCTCACCCGTCGCCGACCGCACTTGAACGATAAAGATCGGCGCGGTTGTGGTGAGCGACTCCCACGCTCTCGCCCACCCCGGCATTCGCGCGATCCCGTCAGGAACCACGCGAATGTTACGGCCAAGCGTGAACGCCTCCGGAGGGAGTTGATGCCCGCTAATGTCGCGGATAACCCCGAGTTGCGAAAGGTCGTTGATTTCAATGTCCACGCTTGGCTCTCCGTTCCTGTCGCCGTCGCCGTCGCCGTTACGGCTGAAGCTTGTCCAGAACCAAGTAAAAGTCCACCGTCGCAGAGTTCCACGCCGACACCGCATCGATGAACAACACCTGGCGATCCGTAGTGGAGAAGAACCGCTTCAACAGATCGGCATCCGCGACGTGGCCGATGCCATTCGCCCCGATCGCCTGTGCGGCCACGATGTCCGTCGCACCCGCAGCTGTGCCGATCTTCACTCCACCCGTCACAGCGTTCGCTGTCCGGTTTCGGAAGTAGATCGCCGCAATTGCGTGCCCTCTCGGAACCGCATACGCCGCACTGATCGCCGTCAGTCCGAGAATCCTCAACTGCTTATCGCGAGCCCGCGACACCATCTGCGAAGTAGCCATCTTTCAGTTCTCCTTTAAGACGAGCCGAGCATGGCCCCGTTCTCCCCGGCGACTCGCAACGGGGAATTCTCCTTCAGCCGTAGGAACTCCATCGGCGGTATCAGCCCTTGCTCCCGAGCGGCATCGGCATCCGCATCGTCGAGGGAGACGAAATCCGCATCCGTAACCGTGGCAACCTGCCACGAATTGAACCGCACATTCGTGTCGTCGATGATGGAGACGTTATCCTCCCCCGCCTGGTAGGCGAGGTTATTGACCAGCTCCGTGGCAACCTGCGTCTCGATATTGATCCGCTCGTTGTCGTAGGCTGTCACGTTCTCCACTTCGTTGGGAATGGTGCAGGAATTGTCCGTCACGCCGACTTCTCGGTTCCGCCAAGAGAACGACTGTTGGAGGATGTTCCCGCCTGAGTTGTTGCCGGTGGTCCCATCCCGTTGCCCGCCGAGCTTGAAGCCATTCCCATCCCCGGCCGACTCTGTGACGCCATCGGGGAGGTATCCGTTCTTCCACGAACGGCAGCGCTGGAAGCGGACTGGAACCGTGGACACTCCGTTGGAGCTGGAGTTGTTGAACGCGTCGAAGCCGTCGTCAGAATTGAACCACGCACGACAGTTCCGAAAGAGGGCACTTCCACTGTAAATGCTAATGCGGAAGCCATCCGCGTTCAGTCCCGCGTCCCCCAGCTCGTCGTAATTGCCGTAAGAATCGCACTCATCGACCAGAAGGTTAAACACATCGCCTTCACAGGAGAAACCTTCGCCCTCGAACAACGACGCGTAACCGTTGGTGCGGAAGATGCACTTACGAATAGTCACGTTGGACAGGGTGAACCCCGAGTGCGACCGCAGCTGGATACCCCCATCGGGACCATTCTGCACGATCACACCTTCGATTGTGACGTTCGTTTGGTTCTCCTCGAACGCATAGATGCGTACTGCACGGCCAGGATAGTCGATCTCAGCCGTCGGAATGTTGGAGCCGTCGATGATCGGCACCTCTCCCGGCGCGGCGATGATGCTGATGTTCGACTTATACACGTCGATCAGCGACGTGGGCAGGTACGTTCCACCCTTGAGGCCGATGCTCTCACCCGCCCCGCACCAATTGATGGCGGTTTGAATATCCAGCGGATCACCCTCGCTGCCGTTGCCCGCACCAGAACCTGATGGGGACGCCCAGTACGTTGGCGCGAACACCGTCGGGGTCCCCAACCGGGACCCGGTCATGAGGTTCTGGCGAGCGCTGAGAAGCATCTCAGTAAAGCGCCACGATCGCGGTTGCAGTCGTTGCGTCCATAACCTTCGTCGCCGCCACCGGGAGGATCGTCCCTACCGGAACCGCGCTGAAGGTCGTCGTGTTCGAGGTCGGGTTCGCCGAGTCGAAATCCTCGATGAGGATCACCACGACGTCTCCCGCTCCGCCCACGTAAAGCCCGCGCGCATTCACCAACGTGGTGTCACTCTTCGTGACCGCAGCGGCGCGCTTTGCATTTCCGAGATCACCAATCGCCATTTCCCGTCTCCTTTAGAAGTGTGTGCTCAGCCCTGGCGAGTTCATCCACCCGCTATTCCCGGTCGCCTGCACCGGTTGTGTCTTCGTCGCGGGCTTCGTCGTCGTAGCCGGCGCCGTGCTCGTCGCAGCCGGAACCGTCGAAGTGGTCATCCACGAGTTGTTCGTGGGGTTCCACGTTTGAAGGGTAACTTGCCCGTCAGCCGACCGTGCCCGAGTGGCAATCCCAGAGCCGTGAGACTGCACCGACCATCCATTATGGCGATACGTCACCCCGGTGCCGCTAATAGTGGGGTTTTGCACTCCGGGGGGATTTCTCCCGCCACGGAACGCCGCGGGATCAAACGGCGCCTCATTCACCATATCCCGCGGTGCGTCAACACTCGAAGGCTGCCGCGTCGCCGGTTGACGCTGCGACGGCGCGCTGGGATCGATACGGCTTTGATCCTTTCGCGGAGCCGGCGCAATATCCAGCGGAGCCGGTACATTCGCCGTCGCCGACTCCGGCGCCAACGTCAGCCCATGGAAAGCACTGTCCGGTCCGAACACCGTCTCCGACGCCCAGTTCGTAACCGGGTTATCCATCACGGAGCGCCAAGGCCCGCGCTCTTCCTTCGGCGCTTCCGGCGTCCCCGCAGCGACTCTTGCAGAGCCTTGCGGTTGAAGCGCATTTTCCATCATCTGGCGCTTCTTCTGCTCGTCCCGCGCTACTTCATGCGAAGATGCAGAACCTGCCGGCACCCCAACCGCAGCCCGCCTTGACGGCGAAGGTGCCACTTCCTGAATCGGTGTCGGCGCACCGGTCCGCGCCGCATCCGTAATTGTGGTCTGCACCTGCCCATCCGCGGAGCGCTCTCGAAGCACCTCTTCTAGCGAAGGAGGCGGAGCAGCCGGCCGCGCTTCATTGGTCGGTATCGGTCGCTCCGGGGGTGTTGCAACAAACGCCTGACGGCTCGACGAAGGGGTGTAGTTTTCGTCTTCGTCAATGCGCGTCATAGCGTCAATGTCGAATTCCGGTTCCTCGGGGGCCGGAGTCGGCGCGGGCGCTGCTTGGCGGGCGGGCG